CTGAGCCGTTAATCTTTGTCGGCCGGGCATTTAAGGTGTCCACTGTGGACACCTTTATTTTTTATTAAGCTTTTCATATATCCGTTCCACGCCAAAACGATACCGGCAATCAATACGAGAGATTCAAAAATTTACTTCCCTGCTTATGCGCTTCTACTTTTTCAAGCGCTCTTGCACGCACGGATGGAGAAGCATTCAGCATTGCATCATACGCTTGCAACGTTCCTGAAATATTTTTTATATCTCTGTTCGAAAAAGAGCTTAACTTCCAATCAGACTGCATACTGTCGCCTTTAAATCTGATGACTGCATTTTTTGCGGTCACTGCTTTTCTTAGCATTTCAATTTCGACCGGATCCGCAACGTCGTCAGCCAATTCCCATGTGTTAACATTGCCACTTAAGACCTGAGTAACCGTTCTTCTTTCGATTTTGGAACTGTCAATAGTTTTTTTATACACTTCTCCATCGATTGAATAAACGATTGTGTTCCAAAAAATCCAGCTTGTTCTAAATTGGCTATACATCATACGAAGCGGTTGAACGTTGTTATCGACTACGCAGAAATACGGCAATGCAAAAATAGCCTGATTTGTCAACGGGGCATCTTTCCAAAAGAAAAAGTCCACGTTTTCCACATCATCGTGTTCGCGGTAAACCGTATTGTTTAACTTCTCGGCAAGTGCATCCACCTGAAGATCTTCCAGTTCTTCCTGATACAATTTCAGCTTGTCGTAGTTAGAAACCATCGACTGCCATTCTGTCGGCATGGAATTGAAAGCCGCCTGTGCGTTATTGATTGCAGTCTCACTCTCCAATGTGACCGGTGCAATCTGGCTGATCAGTCCTTCTACTTGCTCCGGAGTTACAACATCGTTCTGATCATCAATAAAATCGTTTTCTGTTGGTGCGTTTTCCGACATGACAGCTTTTGCGGCCGTTACACGCTCTTCAACAGTGGCGCTTTGCAGCAGATTATACAGGTTGATGATATCTGTCATGCCTTGTCGGCTTTCGCTATCGATGATCGTCGTCTGCGTTCTTTGCGTTCCGTTGACCTTTGCGCCATTGAAACGCAGATATGCAGTGTCGGCACTCAGAATGCGGCTCAGGCAGTCCATATCCTCGTCGTTCCCGCCAAAGGATACCTCTTCTAAAAAAATCTGGTCATCAGAATAGTACCTGCGCGAGACTTTCTTAAAATTGTAGTTCGTCTGACTGGTATAATTATTGTATTCACCAATCAAAACGTCTACATCGTTCCAGTAAAAATAGCCTTCGGTGTCCTGAGATGTGAAGCTCATACCAAACCGGACAGCATCACCATATAAATACGCATACGGCATCAGGTAACTTCTATTGTTGCCTAGTTCGTAATCTTCGTAAGTGGATTCAAAAAGCCAGACGCCATCCTCGTATGATACATCAATGTTAGCCAGTGCGTCTTTGATTGCCTGCACCTTGTCGGCGTTTACGTCATTCTGCTGCGCAAGCACCGCAAAGGGAACGTCCCCGGCGGGGCTGGCGGCCAGCGCGGGCAATGCAGTACCCACCATCAGGGCTGCCACAAGGCTACCCGCCACTATAACTTTGCATTTTTCCGCAATTTTCATTCGAAATTCCTCTTTTCTCTTGATTTTCAACGATAACAGTTGTAATATAAAATTGCAAAATACAACAAAAAGGAGTGCTTCTTATGCCTGACGCTGAATTTCTTGCTTACCTGAAAGAGCGCCCCGCGCTTTGGGGCATTGTAATGGGCGTTTTGCTGGAGCATTCCGAAACCGAAGATGCTGCACAGGCGTCCTGAACCAGCTGCCGCACAAGAAAGGAGTTTTATATGTTTGAATTTTTCCGCAAGAAGAAGTCGAGCGCTTATGAAAAAAGCTACAGATCCGGCCACGTTTCCTGCGCTATTGATGAAAACGATCTCAACAAATACACCATTGATTTCCAATCGTCTTTCTATGAAGACGACCTACCGGAAGTGGAACAGATCGTAGACGAGATCCTGCTGGAGATGAACAAAAACGGTGTAGACTTCGGGGTTGCCATGCAGGTGCCCTCGCTCTTGCACAAAAAGCTTACATCCTATTTTGATTGGTACCTTGCCAAAACTGCCGCAAAGACGGTGCCGTACTTAACGTATGATGGAGACGATCAGAGCGATGACGGAAACCATAAAGGCGAGAACTGACATTGTGTTTGCAAAGTGCATCTCGCTTTTACGGCGGTCGATATAGCGCAAATACAATTTCCCGTCCGTGGTAATCTGATATACAGAGCTTCTTATCTCCATTTTTTCCAATTTGACTTTTGTCTCGACAAGCTTTTTCTCGTACAGCGTTTTTACTCTTTCTGTCCATTCGGAGGTACAATCCACCGGTCCTTGTGCTATCACACGCAGCACGTTCAGATCCTCGGTGGATAGCACCAGCTGCTCAAAATCCATTGTGGTCACTCTTCCTTTACTTTTCCGTTTTCCAGCACGGCCAGCGCAGCGGCTTTTGCGGCTGCGCGCGCTTCCGGCGTTGCATTTTTATAGGCTGCTTCTACATCAGCCCATTCCCATTTGAGCCCGCCCATCCCGGCGGGCTCTTTTTTTGTGCCCATAAGCTCATCAACGGTAATACCAAAGTACTCCGCAATCTTTTTTCGGCTGGACATTCTGGGTAAGGAGCCGTTCTTCCAGCACGTTGTTGCAGAATTAGAGAAACCGAGTTCTTCTGCAACCACCGCTGGCGATTTCCCCTTTTTCGCGCATTGCGCCAAAAAATTATTCCAAAACAAATTATTGCCTCCTTCTTTGTGCAGATTGCCAAATTATTAGATTTTATTAGATTTTCGTTGAAATCTAAGTATTTCTAAGTTATAATACAAGCATACCGAGCGGCTGACCAGAAGCTCCCATACTCTCCGATCGCTGCCGGTACTTCACAGGGCTGCCACGCCGCGGTGAACCTTCACAGCTAAGCGGGGAATTTTCTTATACCGTCCTGTTGATCAGGTGCCTATGCGCGGGCACCGGGTGCAAGAAGCAGAGGGTCGCGCGTACCTTCCGATCTGCTTTCTGCCCTAAACCCAAAAATATTGCCAAGAGTAAAAATGATAACCGCAATATCATTTTACACCATCTCGTATGGCTTGGCAATGTTTTTATAGCGATATTTTGAAATGATTTTCAACTATGGAGGTGGAAAACTTGCCGACCATTGAATGGAAAGCCGAAGTGGCTAAGCGCAAAATGATGCTTGGCTGGGGCAACCGTGAACTGGCCTTGCACGCGGGCTTGTCGAAAGGCGTTGTGGACAAATACCTGTCCGGGCACTACCCCAATGAAACGCCCAGAGAACTGATCGAGACCGCTTTGGGAATGAGGTGACGCGGATGTTGGCTTATCTGATGTGCTTTATGGCAGGCTGCTGCCTGATGGCGTTTTTGTTTATCTGCGCCACAAGGCCGCCCCGCAAAATGCTGGGGGTCTTGCTGGCGTATTTTGGCTTAATTATGGCGCTTGCATGGCGCATAGGAGGTTTGATGGTATGAAATGTGCGTTTATTTTGGCTGATCTGATGGTTGCCCTTGGCCGCGACCCCTACCATGCAGCCTGCACCGAGATGTGGCTGATGGTGATGATCATCGCGCCGGCGCTGGTGCTTGCCCCTTACCTGCTGTGCTGCTGGGACGAGTATATGCGCGCCGAGAACGCCCGGCGGCGTGCGGCGCGGAAGCGGATCTATGAGAGGGCACGGAACCATGAGTGATATTATTCACCGCTGCGAAGAATGCGGCGCGGTGCTGCCGGAAGGCGCTGGAAGCAGCAGAAGGTACTGTGATGCGTGCCGTAAGATCAAAAGAATAGAAGTAAACCGCAGGTATCACATGAACCACAAAGGCGGGAACTGCGAACCCCATCCGGTCGTGCGGTATTGCAGAGTTTGCGGCAAGGCGCTCCCGGCGGGGTCTACGGCGAACCGGAAGTATTGCCTTTCTTGTAGCGAGAAGGTGAATTTGGAAAAAGCAAGAGAACGCGCCCGGCGGGCGTTGGCAGCAAAGCCGAAGGTCAAAAAGCCCGCGCCGCCCCAAAAGGACGCACCGAAGGAGAAGCTTTCTCCCGGCAGGCACCGCAAGGTGGACAAACCCTGCAAAGAGTGCGGCACGATGATGTACGGCGTGGACCCCGGCAAAATGTTTTGCGATGCCTGTAAAAAGCGCAGATATGGGAAGTCCAGTGTGGACACCGACACACAGCCCGGCATTGTAAAACCCAAAGAAAAACCAAAAACCAACCACGACCTGATCGTGGATGATAATGCTGCTGCCGCAGCCAAGGGCATGAGCTACGGAAAATTCAAGGAATGGCAGCGCAGACAGAAGGAGTTGAAAGAGCGTGGCGAAATCTAATAGACCCGCAGCGTGGCATGAGAGCTACGCTGCTATATTTGGCCGATATGGCTGCATCCGGCTGACTTTGGAGCAGGTCAGCGTATGTATGGGCATCCCGGCGCGGTATGTGCGCAAGCGCTACCCGGAAGGCTGGTCTAACATGGCCGGACAGGAAGGCTCCGGCCGCGGCAACACCATCCGGCTGGATACCCTGCTGGATCAGGAATTTGGTACTTACTGAGGAGGAAACGTTATGGAAACTGAAAAAAGCTGTGATATTATTTTCCGGCGTTTTGCCCCGGCGGGCAGGCTGATCGACCCGGAAAAGGCGGATCAGGCGGTGAAAGACAGCGTTGACCGCGGCGAACCGACCCGCGAGATCGTCACTGCAAGCCGGTATCTGATGCTGGCTGCTGTGAGCATCTGCACCGACAGCATGAACGCCTTTGAGCATTATCTGGACGCAAGCGAGGACTACCAGCGGGAAAACGCAGAGTACATGGTGTTGGATGGCCGCAAGGCTGCCGCACAGATCCAGAGCATCCTCGGCGTCATGTCTGAGCTGGAGGGGCTGGAAGAGCATTAAGACCTTTTGGGAGGTGGCGCAAAATGGCAAGCAAGAATGGGATGCGTACCCGCGAGCGGATCTGCTATCTGATCGGCAAGTATCAGTGCCGGCTGGACGATGAGCGCATCTCCGACCGGGAGAGAAAGACCTACGAGAACATTCTGGAGGAACTCCGGCGTCTTCTGGAAACGGCGATGCAGGAAGGGCTTCAGAGCTAACTTTCCTGTTTTACACCAATGGCGGCAGGTGGATAAATAAAAGCCGCTGCCATCCCCTTTAGGCCGCCGAAACATTATTTTGTGTTTTGCGCCTATTGTGACAAGATGTGTGGATTGGGACCACACGGGACCCCGGCGGGCCTAGAGAAGCCGGTAATGTGCAGATAGCAGCACTAGTAAAAAAATCCGCAACAACCTATTGCGTCAAAAGGTGGGTGACTTTGTATCCGTAAGACTCGCACCTGGTAATAAACAGTTGAAAAGTAGTGTCGGTGACTGCTGGAACATAGACAGCCTTCCGATGGCGGCAGGAAGTAAAACAAAAGCCGCTTCCAGCGCAATGCGCAGAATAAATTTGGAGGTATGTATTATGAGCTACGAACGTAAAGGCGGGCATTTCCGCCGCCAGTACAGCGCACAGGCCAAGAAGGCCGGCGAAGCCATGATGAAGGTGATGCGGGACTTTGCAGAGCCGCTCAGCGTGCAGGACGCACGGGATGCGTGCACCTTCTGCCGCAACATTCTGGAAAGCCAGGTGCGCGGATGCCCGTACAATGACGCAGCACTGGAAGCAGAGGAGGATCTGGATGCGGTTGCAAACGCTGATGAACCCGATGCCTAAATCCCCTACCTACGAGGAGACCGCAACCGGCTACGCCATCGCCGCTATGCGCATGGCAGAGCTGCCGCCGGATACCATCCAGCAGGTGGTTGCGGAGATGCGCGTTATGATCGACAAGTATTCACTGGGCGAGGCGGCGCAGATCGCCACCTCCAGCCCCTACTGATGGAGGTGGTAAGGTTGGCAACGCCAAAAGCTTCCGGGCGCGGCAGGCCGCAGAAGAGCGCTTCTGCGGCTGTTTGTGCCCCGGACGTCAAGTTCCCCGTTGAAGTGCCAAAAGCCCCGCAGACAGTCCCGCAGGCGGTCTCGGTGCTGATTAAGGCCATCAGCGAGGATGCAATCAAGCTGAAACTGCTCCCCGGCGCCAATGCCGTGCGCGATATGATGGACAAAACCTTTGGCGCTGCCGGCTGGACCATGCGGCGCTATTTTGCCGATGGTCGGCTGTGGTGCCAGGTGGGCGTATACTGCCCGCAGGAGCGGGAGTTCGTGTACAAGGACGCGGGCGGGCTTTCCCTCCCCTGCCGTGACCCGGCTCTGATGCGGGAGGTCACCAGCTTTGTGTCCGCTGCCTCCTTCTGGGGTGTCGGCAGGGACGTGATGGAGCTGGACGACATTGTGCTCAAGAGCACGCAGGTGCCCATCGTCAAAGATGACAAGGGCGTTTGTCGGATGCAGACCAGCCTGAAGGTCGACCGCTTCGCCTACGATGACGCGGGCAGCATCACCATGGTGCAGTTTATCACCGGAGAGGGTAAGAAAATCTTATGGCCAGAGGCGTGATCGGTAAGCTGCCGGTGGTATATGACCCGGTTGCCCGGCGGGTTGTCGTGGAAAACTCTGCGGAATTTGTTGAAACACAGATCCGGCAGAAGCTGGACGAGCTGGCGCACGGCAAGCCGCTGCATCTGATTTTGTTGGTAGACCTCGAACGCAAAAGCCGTACCCCGCCCCAGAACCGTATGATGTGGGCGCTGCTTACCATCATGGCAGACCACTACAACGGCGGGCGCACCGGTGGCATCACCCCGGAGGACTGCTACACCGAGATGCTTGAACAGTACGGTGCAGCGTTCGACTACTTGGAAGTGCCGGTGGGTGCTGTGCCCATCTTGCGCAAGTCTTACCGGCTGGTGCACGTTGTGGAGCTGCTGAACGACAACCGCTGCACCGTGAAGTGCAGTCAGGGTTCCAGCACCTTTACCACGGAGCAGATGGGGCAGCTGATCGACGGAATATTTGACCGGCTGGCGGAAATGGGCGTCAACGACCCCAATGTTACCGCCTACTGGCAGGAGTGGCAGGAGGTGCCAAGGAAATGACACAGAAACGGTTCAAAAAGTTACTGATGGCGCACGATGTTAGTGCAAACTGCGCACGCGGCCTTGTGGAGTACATGAAGGTACTTCGGCAGAGCATCGAACAGGGCGATAACCTTGTTATGCATGTGGATACCGTGGATGCCGTGACTATGAAATTCAAGCCGGCTAGGATCTACCCCTACGCAGAGACATACAAGCGGATCTTGGAAGGGCGTGAGTTTCTTGTCTGAATCCATTATGCAGTCCCGGCGGGAGTGTTACGTCTGCCGGATGAAGTACGGCGTTGAGACCGTTAAGGATTTAGAGGAGCATCATGTGCTCAACGGTCCGCTGCGCCCGGTGGCGGAACAGTACGGCCTGAAAGTCTATCTCTGCCACCGGCACCACAACGAGCCGGGCTACAGCGCCCACTTTGACCACAAGCTGCGTCTGTACCTGAAAAAGCAGGCACAGCGCAGTTTTGAGGATGTGTATGGACACCGCCAGTGGATGGCGGTGGTCGGAAAGGATTATTTGAAATGCTCAACGTTGTAGCGATCATGGGCAGGCTTGTCGCTGATCCAGAGCTGCGCACCACCCCGGCGGGGCATAGTGTGTGCAGCTTCCGCATAGCGTGCGACCGCAGCTATGCGCAGCAGGGTCAGGAGCGGCAGGCAGATTTTATTGATATCGTGGCATGGCGGCAGCAGGCCGATTTCGTGTCCAGGTACTTCCAGAAGGGCAGCATGATCGCCATCGATGGCAGATTGCAGACCCGGAATTATCAGGACAAGAACGGCAACAGCCGAACCGCTGTGGAAGTCGTGGCGAATAATATCAGCTTTGCCGGTTCAAAGCGTCAGGACGCCCAGCGCGCGCCCTCCTACGAGCAGCAGACCACCAGCCATGTGCAGCAGGCAAAAGCCGCGCAGAACGTTCCGCAGCCCACCTACACGCAGGGCAGCATGGATGATTTTGCCGTGATAAACGATGACGACGATCTGCCGTTTTAGGGGGGTAAGGCGTGAAAAGTAAAACAAAACCGAAACAGGACAGTTATGTTGTCTTGCAGCGCTGGATGCGCACAGAGCTTGGATTGAAGGGCAACGAGCTGACAGTGTATGCCATCATCTACGGCTTCTCTCAGGACGGCGAGAGCGTTTATAAAGGCGGGTACGGATACCTTGCCGACTGGACAGGCTTGAGCGAAAACGGTGCCCGGAACATCGTCAAGGAACTTTTGGCACGCGGACTGCTGAAGGAGCTCAAAACTATGGTGGGCGGCATCCTCGTGAACCAGTACGTTGCAGTCCGAAATCCAACCCCGGAAACGGTGCCGCAGGAAGGGACAGACCCCTACAAAAATTGTACCCCTACAAAAAATGTACCCCTACAAAAAGTGTATCCGAACCCCTACAAAAAGTGTATCCAGACCCCTACAAAAAGTGTAGACAGGAAATATATAGGGAAACCTATAGGGAAACCTATCTATCCGCGCGAGGAGCGCGGAACGGATACGATGGATGGATTGGATACCGCACGAGAGGATGTCTTGGAACGATTCCGGGAGCAGCTGGAACTGGACACACTGGAGCGCCGGTACGAACCGGAAAAACTGGAAGAGCTGCTGGACAACATTGCGGACATGTACTGCTGCCCCGGCGCGATCCAGATTATCGGGCAGTATCCGCAGACCACGCAGTCCATCCGCAAACGGCTGGACAAGCTTACCAGTCAGCACATCGAGTACGTTCTGGATGCCCTGCTCAACAGCACAAAGCCTGTCCACAATATCCGGGGCTACATACGGGCGGTGCTGCTGAACGCTCCCACTACCATGGAGCATTACTATCAGGCAAAGGGCAACAGCATCGCAGCCGGCGGAGGAGGTAGGCGCTGATGCAGGAGATCTGGAACGAGGAGCTCTACCCTCTCCCGAAGAGCAGCCCTTGCCGCAACTGCCCCTGTAAGGCGTGCTCGCCGAATTATTACAAGAAATGCACAACATGGCTTGCGTGGTTTGCAAAAAGCTGGGACAGCATCCAGCAGCAGGCCGCAGAAGCCGCAAGAATTTGAGAATGGGGATATCGTCATGAGAACAATGGCAAAAATCGCGATCATCAACCTGAAGGGCGGCGTGGGAAAATCCGTCACCGCCTGCAACCTTGCTTGCCTGCTGGCAGAGATTTGGTCCCGGCGGGTGCTGGTGATGGATCTGGACAAGCAGGGCAACACCACCAAGTTTTTCAACCGCTTTGCTTATGGCCGCAAGACCATGGGCGATGTGCTCACCCTGAACGCCAAAATGCAGGATGTGATCATGCAGACGGATTTTGAGCACGTCGATCTGGCACCCAGCAACATGGAGATGCTGCTTGCCAACAAAAACGTGATGCTGGATGTGCTGCGGCCGCAGTGGGACAGACTGCGCAAGGCGCTGGACACCGTCCGCAACGACTATGACTACTGCATTATCGACTGCCCGCCTGACATCGACATGGCTACCGTCAATGCGCTGGCTGCCGCCGACTGGGTGATCATCCCGGTGGACTGCGACGAGTGGGCGATGGACGGAATGGACGAGATCCGCGAGCAGGTAGATGCCATCCGGGATGCCTACAACCCGCAGCTGGAAGTGATGGGCGTGCTGGCAACCAAGTACACCCGGGGCAGGTACAGTGTGGACACCATCAACGAGATTGCCAACATGGACCTGCCCGCCTTCCGCAACCCGGATAACAGCATTTTGCGCATCGATTATAGCGTGAAGGTCAAGGAAGCCAAGGCACGGCACTTGCCGGTGCACAAGGTATGCCGGAATATCAAGACCAGCGCCCAGTATAAGGCGCTGGCGCAACTGGTAAAAAAATGCGTGGAGGGTGAATAACATGAGCACTGGATTGTTGAACGGCCTGATGAACGCCCAGAGCCAGACGGTCACCCCGGCGGGGCAGCAGATGCAGGTGGTGATGATTCCGAGCCGGAATATCATCCCGAACCCGGACAATGACGAGATCTACACCATCGGCAACATGGATGGCCTGAAGGACGATATCCAGCAGCACGGTCTCCGGCAGCCGCTGGAAGTCATCCCGGTAGAGGGCGAGCTGGATCGTTATATGCTGATCAGCGGGCACCGGCGCTGGGCGGCGTGCGGTATCTTGTCAGCGTGTGGCGATTCGCGGTTTGACGCTCTTCCCTGCCTGATTCGGGAAAGCCACGGCAAGCTGGATGACCGCATTGCGCTCATCACAGCCAACGCTACCGCCCGCGACCTGACCGACGGTGAGCGTCTGGCGCAGTACGAGGCGCTGAAGGATGCGCTGACCAAGAAAAAAGCAACCGGACAGCTGGAAGGCAAGGTGCGTGACGAGGTTTGCCGCATTCTGGGCTTGTCCACCGGTGCTGCTGCTCGGCTGAACGTGATTGCATCCTGCGAGAATGAGTTCATCAAGGAGCAATTGAAGACCGGAGAGATCGGCTTGATGGAAGCATACCGCGGCGCACAGGATTATGCGCGTTATATGGGTGCTGCACCGGAAGAACAGGAGCAGAAAGAAGAACCTGCGGAAACGGCGTTAAAATCAGCACCAGAATTTCCGAAATGGGTCATTGAATCCGCAAAAGAAGTATGCGAGATGAACTTGTTCAAGAAATGCTCTGAATTTACGGCGAAAGGACTTTCCACCATTATTGCAGAAAGCGGAATGTGTGGAAGAAGTTTGAAAACGGGATTTGTGGATTTTCGCCGGGATAAAATACGTTTTTGGAAAGATGGAAACGAGGACTTTACATTTACCTGGGCGGAGTTCGTAAAGCTATGTGTTGAGCAAAAGATTGCCCATGCAAAGGAACTTGCGGAAACGGTACCGGTAAACCCGGATTATGCCGAGTGGAAATTGCCGCCGGAAGCCATTGCAATGGTGGAAAAGGCTCATGAAGAGCAAAAAAGAGCCCAGAACGATGCACCTAAACCTACGGCATCACCGTACAGGGCAGAACCTGTGGAGATTCACGAGCCGCCGAAGGAACAACCTTGTGGGCGGGACACGCTGCACAAGCTGGCGGAGAAAACGCTGGGTGCAAATGCAGCATGGGAACTGGAATGGGAAGATGTGCGTTTCCGGCTTGCGTATTACAAGCAGCCTCTGCCCGGCGGGGCAACGCTGTGGAAGCGGATAGACACCACCAGAGAGGACGCCGGTCAGACCTGTGATGACTACGCCATCATCCTGCAGGACAACAGCTTTTTCACCTGCGGCTGGATAGGTTTCTACTCCGGCATTACGGATATTCTGACAGATTACTTTGAGCTGAAATAAATTTTGGGAGGTTGCCGGATGAAGCCACACGAATTTCGCCGTCTATATGCAATACCCTATGACATTGCCAAGCGTCGGCAGCGCATTGAGCGGCTGGAGATTTTACAGGCAGATGGTCCGCAGGCTGCCTCGGATGTGGTAAAAGCTTCTCACGGCGAGGGAAACAGCTGCGTTCTCGGTCATGTAACAGTGACCGGGACCGCAGATTCCTCCTACAACCAGCGTGCTGCGGAGATCCGGCGACTGAAAGACATCAACCGGATGCAGGGCAAGCTGTACAACATCGGTGTGCACATGGTGGAGGACTGCGATGACCCGGAGCTTCGGGCGATGCTTTCGGCGATCTGCGTAGAGGGCAAAAAGCCGCAGGACGTTGCCGTGGAGCTTACCGAGCGGGGCTTTGACGTGGATGCAGAATCTATTCGCCGGAGGGTTTACCGGTGGATTCAAAAGAATGTGGGGTGAACGTAATGAACCAAGTCTTTTTTGTAATCGGCGCAACGCTCTGCTATGTTGGCAGTTTCGGAATTATGATTTTCCTTCTGGGCATTCTGACTGAACTGTGCATCGAGATATGGGATGAAAAATTCAGGAAAATATGTGTCAGATTCGAAGTTGAGCCAACAGACGTTTTGTATTATTCGCAAAACAGAAAAGACATTGAAACGATATTTTTGAAAAGCCGCGTTCGATGGCCATACACAGACAATGCTCCTTCCGGGTCGTGGAACTGCCCGGAATGCAACGCGCTTAACCAGTACGTCAATGACAACAAACCTGTTGCGTACTGCCGTTGTTGCGGGCAGGCCGTCGATATGAACTACTACAGGAGGCACGCAAATGGATGAAACAATGACCGGTGTTTTCAAGTGCCGCTGCTGTGGAGCGGAAATCAAGGAAATGACGAGCATTACAAGGTCTGTTGCTTGGGCAATTAGAGACATGATAGACGGATCTTGCGACGCTCAATCGACTACTGCTATTCCAAAATCGTCCCTTCCAGAACGGTTTATCGTTCACTGGTGTGAAAAGAAAAGATTTTGCATCTGCGATCTTATCGGATGGGAAGTGAAATAAAAAAAACTGTGACTGTTAAACAGATTGCGTATTAGGAGGTTAATTTGTGATTATGGTTTACTGGCTTGCAGCCACTGTACTGATAGCTTGCCTAAGCATTCCGGCGAGCCGGACAGGAGGACAAAAATGGATAAGGCCGTATTGTTGAGCATTAGGCCTGAATGGTGCGATAAAATTCTTAACGGCAAAAAGACAGTTGAGTTGCGCAAATCCTGCCCAGTGCATGGAACACCGTTCAAGGCGTACATCTATTGCACGAAAGCAAAGTCTAAAATCGGTTATCTGCGCATCGTTCCCGGTAAAGGGTGGTTGCGGCTGGACAGTACGGTTATTGGTGAGTTTACTTGCAAGAAAATCACTGGATTGACCCATGTTGGGGAAACAGGGAATTGGGAATCAGACCGCTTACACGTTATGGAACCCGGCTCATACTACAAACCCGCCGATGAGATTTTAAAAGCGGCTTGCATGAGCAAGTGGGAGGCCGAAAAATATCTTAAAGGCCGTGACGGCCTCGCTTGGCACATTTCCGACCTGAAGATTTATGATAATCCGCGCAAGCTGGAAGAATTTACAGGTTTGCAGAGTACGCGGTTTGGCATACGGCCTGTTGAGGTGCATCGTGCGCCCCAGAGCTGGCGCTATGTGGAGGAGCTGAAATAATTTTATGTTTTTGTTTTATTGGCTTGCAGCCACTGTACTTATGGCTTGCCTGAGCATTCTGACGTGTATGTTTTCCGTGCGATGGGCATGGAAAAGCGGGTGGACAGTGCGGAAGATACTCATGGTGTTCACACCGGCATCTGTCGTACTGGGCGGCGTTCTTGGGTATACGATGGCGTGTCTTGTGCTCAAAATGACCGGTTTTGCATGATTGACACAAAATTCACATTGTACCACTTCTCTGCGTAGCTACGCAAAAGCCGTGTCACAAAATGGTCGGAATGTCACAAAAAGGTCGAAATGTCCAGAATGTCCCATTTTGATGTGGTAAAATTATAATGCAGACATTGACGGAAACGTGAATGACCTGCATCCTCATGACGAGACCCGGCGGGAAGCATAGCACAGGCTTTTGGAATCTTCCTGTGCTCAATGGATCACCGCGCCGTCCGCTTCAAGATCCAGCGGCGCACACAAAACAAAATCAAACCCGGCGGGTGTCCACAGTGGACACCTTGGAAAGGAGTGCAAACCATGCTTGAATTTTTCGGAAAACTGTTTTGGTCTAATGCAAAAAGCTGCGTGCTTGCACCTGTGTTCCGGGAAACTTTTCAAATAGCATTCAAAAGTAATTTTGTGTGCATCGTCTGGAGTATCGGTTTTCAGGCGAGCCGCACAAAGCGTGAGCCGAGGGCAGAGATCGGAGGGCGCGGCTGTATGCAAGGGGCGCGGCCTGTTATCCGCGCAGATTAGCAAAAGCTGCTGATACAATTTATCCGAAAATATTTTTACCCGCCTGTTATGCATGATGTGCACTGTGCATTGCAGGCGGGCATTCTTTTACGCTGCGTTAGCTCAACCGGCAGAGCATCCGGCTCATAACCGGGTCGTTGCAGGTTCAATTCCTGCACGCGGCATGATATATTCCCGTAGCTCAAGTGATGGAGCGGCGGTCTCCAAAACCGCAGGATGCAGGTTTGATCCCTGCCGGGAATGCCATTTGCGTACCCTGTGAGGGGGCTGCGCAGATAGCCGGGCATCTGGCGGCGAAAGTACCGGATGCAGCAGCACTCCACCCGTTTACGTTGTCCGAGAAACTGAATGTATACTGGGAGTGCTGCTTATATTTTGTAAGCAACTGGATAGTACAGATATATGACCGATAAGTTTTACAAATGGCTCTGCTCTTTGATAGCATCGGGTGATGTGCATCCGTTCTACTGCTCCTCGCAGTGGGTGCGGCTGTCGCACAAGGTGCTGGACATGGACAAGCACGAATGCCAGCTGTGCAAAGAGCACGGGAGATACCGGCGGGCAGAGCTGGTGCACCATGTCAACCATGTGCGCCGCGCGCCAAAGCTTGCGCTGGATATCTGGTACACGGATGCAGACGGCAACCGGCAGCGCAACCTTATCAGCGTATGCAAGGACTGCCACGAGACTGTGTGCCACCCGGAGCGGCTGCGGAAATGCAGCGGCGGCGCGCCGCTGACGTTAGAAAGGTGGGATTGAATGCCATCGTCTGATAATTGTAATCATTATGTAAAACTGTATTTTTGCTTGACGCAGGAGCATTTAATTCTTGGCGATGAATGGTGCAAAGAGTTTGTGAAGTTACAATTGCAAGAAGGATATATCCGTGCGCTGGAAGACTTAGAAAATGAATGGCCGCGAATTATAAAAGACTGTGTACACCCCCCTTCCGAAAAAACGGGCTGAGCGGGTCAAGCCCTTATTCGGGGTGTCCCCTGATTTTGCCGCTGGCCTTGCGCGCACGCACACGCGCGAAGATGGTATAGGAGGGCTAAACATGACAAACAAGAAGTTTGGCATCATCGTTATGGACTTGAGCCTTTTTGATTTCGGGCCGAAGCCGCCTTGTGGGTATATCAAGGCAAAACATACCCGCCCAGCGTACGGTAAAGGCACTAGGCCTGTCAAGGCGCATAAGAGAATCACGAGAACGAGAGAAGGATTTAGAAAATGACAGCTTTACATTCCAACGATACTACTTTGAAGCCATCTCCACGCTGAAAAGCAAAGAAAAATTGGAACTCTACGATGCAATCTGCGCATACAAATTGCACAAATATGGATGAAACGGAGATCGTGATGGGAAAAAGGAAAACACCGGCCACCGCCAGCAAAAAATACCGGACGGAGCTGGCGGAGATTGAGCAGGCCGCGAAGGCAGCCAACTGCGACACAAACTTTTTGTATCGCTCCACACTGGACCGGTATGTTACGCAGCTGGACCTTCTGGATCAGGCGCAAAACGACATGAACGAGCGCGGCCTTACAGTTGTAAAGACCACCCCGCGCGGCGCGGAAATTGAAGTAGCAAATCCTTCCATTCAGGTTTACAACCAGACTGCCAGCGCAGCCAACTCCACCGTATCAACGCTGCTGCGGGTCGTGCAGACGTTCAAGTTTAAAGCGGTAAATACCGGCGAGGACGATGATCTGTAACATTCCCCCGGAGATTTTGGAGTACATTGAGCAGGTGGAGAACAATGCTCCGCGTGCTTGCAAGGAGCAGCACGCCCTTGTTGCACTGATCCGGCGCGTTTTTGCAACTGAAGATATTTATGTAGATACCGAGCGTATGCGGAAATACTTCCGCCTCGCCCGGTATTTTCCTTATGACCGCCTTTTTCCGTGGCAGACCTTTGCGCTGGGGCTTTGGCTGTGCACCTATCGCAGAGACGGAAGTCCCCGGTTCAAGACGCTGTTTGCCATGGTCGGGCGCGGCGCTGGCAAGGATGGCGTAATTGCCATTTCATCGGCGGCGCTAATCAGCCCATACAACCCGGTGCCGCACTACAACGTGGATATCTGCGCCAACAATGAGGAGCAGGCTGTCACCCCCGTGAAGGATATCGTGGAGGCACTGGAAAACCCGAAGTATGAAGCCAAGCTTTCGCGGTTTTACTATCACACAAAAGAGGTGCTGCAGGGGCGCAAGAATCTGGGCGAAGTAAAAGGCCGCACCAATAACCCCAAGGGGCGCGATGGTATGCGTTCCGGCGCGGTTATCTTTAACGAGGTGCATCAGTACCAAAACTACGACAACATCAAAGTGTTTATCACCGGCCAAGGCAAGGTTGCAGAGCCTCGCGTTGGCTTTTTTACATCCAACGGCGATGTATCAGACGGCCCTTTGGACGATTACCTTGCCCGCGGTCGGCGCATTTTGTTTGAGGGCGAGCCGGATGAGGGCTTTTTGCCGTTCATCTGCTGCCTGAACACCAAGGACGAGGTGCACGACCCAGAAAACTGGTGCATGGCAAACCCTTCCCTGCCCTATCTTCCACATCTGATGCAGGAGATCCACGATGAATACCGCGACTGGAAAGAGCGCCCGGAGCAAAACGGCGATTTTATCACAAAACGCATGGGCATCCGGGACGGCGCGAAGGAGATCTCGGTCACGGACTACGAAAACGTCAGGGCAACAAACCGCCCCCTGCCGGATATGGCCGGCTGGAGATGCACTGTGGGCATCGACTACGCCGAAATGAACGACTGGGCGGCAGTAGACCTGCATTTCCGCAAAGGAGACCAACGCTATGATATCAACCACGCATGGATCTGCGCCAACAGCAAGAGCCTGCCCCGGGTAAAAGCCCCGTGGAGAACGTGGTGCGAAAACGGAGACTGCACCTATGTAGACGATGTGAGCATATCGCCGTATCTTTTGACGGATTTCATCCGGGAAGCCGGACGAAAATACACTGTAAAAAAAGTGGCGCTTGACCATTTCCGCTACACCATGATGGCGGAAGCACTTCAGAGCATAGGCTTCGATGCGAAGGATAAAAACCGGGTGAAGCTGGTACGCCCCAGCGACATTATGCAGGTTGACCCAGTGATACAGGATTGCTTTGACCGCAACCTGTTTACTTGGGGCGATGTGCCTCATCTGCGCTGGGCGGTCAACAACACAAAGCGCGTGCGCAGCAGCCGAGCTCAGGGTGTGGATACCGGAAACTTCATTTACGCCAAAATTGAGGGCAAAAGCCGAAAAACAGACCCGTTCATGGCGCTGGCGGCAGCCATGACGGTGGAAAGTGATCTGGGCACCGGTCAGGTTCAGCTGCCAAAGATCGGAGCATTTTGCTGGTAACTTGCTGGTAACTTGCCGGAAGGAGAAAAACAATGTCTTTTTCTGAGAAAATCAAACAGCTTTTCGGGTTTTCGCCGCCCGAGCAAAAGATTACCGCACATGATTTTTTGCTGAACGGCGATGACCTGACCTGCGAAATGCTTGGCTACTGGCAGGAATACCAGCTGCGCGACCTTGCATTTAACTGCTGCGTAAACCTGATTGCGAACGCGATTGCAAACTGCGAGTTCAAGACGTTCGAGCGCGGGAAGCCGGTCAAATCGGATTATTACTATCTGCTGAACGTAGAGCCGAACGTCAACGAAAACAGCACGGCGTTCTGGAAAAAAGTGATCTACAAGCTCTATGCCAAAAACGAAGCCCTTGTTGTTCCGATTCCGCGCGGAGGCAACGTCGAGCTGGTGGTTGCAGACAGCTGGACAAAGCCGGAGTACATCCCCACACAGGAAAATGTATACCGCCAGATACAGGTCGGGCAGCAGTCATACACCCGCGACCTGAAAGAACGCGAAGTGCTGCACCTCACCCTGAACAGCGATGACGCAAAAAAGGTTGTGGACGCACTGTATGAAAGCTACAAAAATCTGGTACAGTCCAGCATCAAGAGCAACGTCTGGAACAACGGTCGGCACATGAAGGTGCACGTCACGCAGGTTGCCAACGGTCAGGACGATTTTGAGAAAAAGTTTTCTGCCATGCTGGAAAGCAGCTATAAACCGTTTCTGGAATCCAACACCGGTATTTTGCCGGAATTTGACGGCTACGAATTCCAGTTGATGAACAACGGCACCGGCACAAAAGACACGCGGGACATCAAAGCCCTTTTTGATGACATTTTTTCTTTTACCGCGCGCGGACTGGGCATCCCACCTGTGCTTGTGCAGGGGAATGTGGCGGGCATCAACGACATTATCGCCCACTGGCTGACCACCGGCATCGACCCGTTGGCGGCGCAGATCAGCAAGGAGTTCAGCCGGAAGCTGATTCCCAAGACGGATTGGCTGCGCGGAGACCGCGTATATGCGGACACCTCCACCATCCAGCACTTTGATATGTTCTCCAACGCAGCGAACATTGAAAAAATTGTTGAGAGCGCCGCATACAGCATCAACGAGCTGCGCGAGGCCACCGGCGGCGCGCCGCTGCCTGATGAATGGGCCAACATCCACTGGATGACCAAAAATATCGCTACCGTGGAAACCGTTGCAAGGGACGCCGCCACGGAAAGCAAACCGAAGGAGGAATAATATGCCGAAACCCTATTTTGATATCCAGCAGTTTGGCGAGCAGACGGATATCTATATCTTTGGCGATATAGTAAGATACGCCTATGAAGACAGTCAGGAGACCAGCGCGTACAGTCTTGTCCAGCAGCTGAAGAAAATCCCTGATGCAGCCGAGATCAATCTGCATATCGACAGCTTTGGCGGCAACGTTTCCGAAGGATGGGCAATCTACAATGCGTTGCAAAGCAGCCGTGCGCGGGTCACGTCCTATGCAGACGGGTTTGTTGCCAGCGCTGCCATTTACCCGTTTTTGGCTGGTCAGGAGCGTATTGCCAGCAATGTGAGCGCTTTCTACTTCCACCCGGCAAGCCAGCTTGCAGCCGGTTATGCCGAGGATCTGCGCAGCGCGGCAGACGCACTGGACCAGCTGACCGAAATCGGGCTGGGCGCGTTTACGAATGCCGGCATGGAGGAGCAGGCCGCCCGCGACCTTGTAAACAGTAAGGCGTGGTACTCCCCTGCCGCGATGCTGGAAAAAGGCATTGCAACCAGCATCCGCAAAACCGGCGACGCTTCCGGCGTGTCCCAGAGCGTGCGCGGCTTGATCGTGCAGCAGCTTATGGTGCCGCATACGGGTGTAGAGCCGCCCGCTGAACCGCCCGCAAAGCCCAGCTTGATGCAGATGCTTTGCAATATCTGAAAATAAGCCGTAAAGCAGCACTTCCTTCGTGGGGAGTGCTGCTTTTTAAATACCAAAAAGGAGAAATCAACATGAATCTTGCTGAACTGTACAAAAACAATCAGAAGCTGAACGATCTGCGCCAGCAGCTGCACGATGCTTATAAGAGCAACGACGAGAATGCTGTGACTGACACCTTCCTGCAGATGTTCCAGACCGTGGGCGACATCAACCGCGAGGAGTACCAGCAGCAGCTGGACGGCATGAAGCAGGAACTGGACAATTCCGTTCTGTACGCCCGTGGCGTGCGCCAGCTGACCAACGACGAGCGCGAGTACTATCAGGCTGTGGAGAAGGCCATGCGCGCCGATAACCCCAAGCAGGCACTGGAGAACGTGACCGTTGTGTTCCCGCAAACGGTCATCAGCCGCGTGATGGACGATCTGGCATCCAAGCACCCGCTGCTGAGTAAGATCCAGTTTACCCCCACCGGTGGCGCGATCCGCATGATGCTGAACACCGACGGCATCCACAAGGCCAAGTGGGGCAAGCTGTGCGCCAAGATCGTGGAGGAACTGACCTCCGGCTTCAAGGAAGTGGACGCAGGTCTGTACAAGCTGTCTGCGTTCATTCCCGTCTGCAAGGCACAGCTGGATCTGGGTCCCGAGTGGCTGGACCGTTACATCCGCGCAATTCTGGCGGAAGCGCTGGCAAATGGTCTGGAAGAGGGCATCGTCATGGGCGACGGCAACGATCAGCCCATTGGCATGGTGCGCGATGTGAGCGATGACGTTGCCGTGATCGGCGGCAAGACCTACCCGGAAAAGGCAAAAGTAAAGGTCAACGATTTTGAGCCTGCCACGATGGGCAACCTGATCTCCATGCTGGGCAAGACTGCCAACGGCAAAGACCGTGACCCGGATGATCTGATCCTGCTGGTCAACCCGCAGGACTACTACCTGCGCGTGATGCCCGCAACCACCGTGCGCGCCCCGGATGGCACCTACCGCAACGACATTTTCCCTGTTCCCCTGACCGTCATCAAGACCGCTGCGCTGCCGCGTGGTCAGGCTGTGTTCGGTATCGGTCATCTGTACTTTGCACCGGTCGGCATGAACAAGAACGGCCGCATCGAGTACAGCGATGATTACCATTTCCTCGAGGACGAGCGCGTCTATCTGATCAAGTTGTATGCCAACGGCTTCCCGGTGGACAACAACGCCTTCCTGAATCTGGACATTTCCGGCCTGCAGCCTATGACCTACCGTGTGACTACCGTTCCTGCGCCTGCTGCATCCACTGATGCAAACCTGAGCGCCCTGAAGCTGGGCAGTCTGAATCTGACCCCGGGCTTTACCTCCAGCAATGTGACCTATACGGCTACCACCTCTGCGGCCTCCAACACCATTACCGCAACCCCTGCCAACGCTGGCGCTAAGGTCAAGGTGGAAGTAGGCGGCAAGGAGATCGAGAACGGCAAGCCTGCGACCTGGAGCGATGGCAGCAACACTGTGACCATTACCGTGACCGCTGCGGACGGTGAGACCGTCAAGACCTACACCGTCACGGTCACCAAGTCCTGACCATGACCAGCAAGTGGGACGAGCAGCAGGAAACACTGCTGCCGGATATCAAAAACTATCTTGATATCACATGGTCGGATGATGCGCTGGATAAAAAGATCTGGGACATCACAGTAGCCGGTATGCTCTATCTGGATAGCAAGATCGGCACAGCGCAGGACTACACGCAGCCCGGGCTTGCCCGTGCGCTGCTGATGGACTATGTGCGCTACACCCGCGACGGCGCAGCGGATATTTTCGAGCACAATTATCTGCACCTGCTGCTTGCAGCGAGAAACGAAAGGCTGGTGACTGACTTTGCAGAGAACACGCAAAAGCCCGACCCGCCCTGACACGGAGGTCAGCCAGACCTTCAACAGCGGGGTCGTACAGATATTTTCCACCCGGGACGATGCGCCGGTCGGGCACTCCCCTGTTGTGGAGTGCACGGCAAAGTGCACCCTGCGGTACGAGGAACAGCGCCTTGGCATCAACCGGCTTTATTTGAGCCGCCAGAATCAAGCAGAGATCGTCCGGGTGATCCGCGTACCGGCACCGCAGAGCATCGCTATTTCCAGCCAGGATGAAGCCCAGACCGAGGACGGCAGGCACTACCGCATCGACACGGTACAGGCCGTCCGAAGCTGGCCGCCTGCGCTGGATCTGGCGTTGCGCGCCGTGGAGCATGACTACGACAACAGCTTACAGGAGGGCACCGAGGATGACGTGGTATGAGTGCATCATTGCTGCCCACACAGCTGTTACAGACCATGTAAGCCACGGCGGGCGGATGAAGTCCAAACGGTATTTTGTCTGGCAGGAAGAAGCACCGGACGACCTCATCGCGGACGGAAAACACATCGAACGTGCCATGATCGGCACGACAGACCTGTTTACCTCGATGGAGTTCGACCCGTGGTGCGAAGCGCTGGAAAAAGCGTTTGACGCTTCCGATCATATCGCGTGGGAAACGCTTCAGCCCGTGTATGAAGCGGATACAAAAATCTGGCATTACCGCTGGCGGTGGGAGGTGTTTGGCTGTGGCTAGGATCGAAGCAAAAGGGCTTGATGCTTACATGAAAGAGCTTCAGAAGCTGAACCAAAGCACCGATGATGTATGCAAAGCTGGCGTTTATGCCGGCGCAAAAGTCATGGGTGACAAAATCAAAGCTGCCGTTGACACGATTCCGATTCACAGCCTGCCGTCCGGGCAGGAGCAGTATTATGCCCACCCCAATGGACCGCCCATGAACGGATTAAGCCAGCAGCAGGCTGATGACCTGAAAAAAGGGTTCGGCATTGCAAAATTCAGCCATGAAAATTATGCGTGGAATACAAAGCTTGGCTTCAACGGATACAACAGCATCCAGACCAAAGGGCATCCGAAAGGACAGCCGAATGCGCTGATTGCCCGCTGCGTAGAAGGCGGCACAAGCGTGTGGATTGCAACTCCGTTTGTTGCTCCTTCCGTCCGAAAAGGACGAAAAGAAACGGAGGCTGCCATGGGGCAGGCTGTTGAAAAAAAGATAAAAGAAACGATCGACAAATAACCTGCGCAGGGTGTCCACAGTGGACACCCTGCTTTTTTGTATGAAAGGAGAAAACACATGGTAACTACTGGTTTTTCCAACGTGCATATTGCCACTTACGCTTCTGAGAGCGGCGTTGTGTCCTACAGTGGCGTGCGCAAGCTGGGGCGCTCGGTGAGCATGAGCACCGATATTTCCACCAGTGATGACAACAAATTTTACGCCGATGACCGGCTGGCGGAAACCGAGACCGGCTCTGCCTTCACCGATGGCAGCGGCACCTGCACCGTGGACGGCCTGACCGCAGAGGAAGAGGCCTTCATCATGGGCCTGAAAGCCGGCAACTCCGTAACGCCGGACGAGGGCACTGCGGTGGAGACCTACGAATACGGCGCATCTATGGAGCCGCCTTATCTGGGGCTGGGCGCGGTCAAGAAGGTGCAGAAGGACGGCAAGAGCATGTGGAAGGCAATCGTCCTGTGCAAGATCCGCTTCAAGGTGCCCAAGGACGATGCCGAGACGCAGGGCGAGCAGATTGACTGGCAGACCCAGGATCTGGACTTCAGCATCATGCGCGATGACAGCGCCATGAACCGGTGGAAGATCATCCCCAAGAAGGAGTTTGACACCGAGGCAGCGGCGGTTGCGTTTATCAAGAAGGCACTGGGAGGTGCAGCATGATCGAGGATAAGTACATCGTGTTCGCGCACGTCAAGGATGATGAGTACCCCATGTGCATGACCATCAAGGCGCTTTCTGTGCTGGAGGGCACCTACGGCTCTGTGGACAATGTTTTTGGCGTTGCCAAGGAAGCCACAAAAACCGGCCGCGTTGCCGACCTTGCAAAGGCGGCACTGACCATTGCGCCCGTGCTTGCGGATGCAGGCCGGGACTATGTGCGGGAGATGGCGGCAGAATCCAACGACAAAGAGTTTCAGGACATGGCGCAGAGCCTGCCGGACTTCCCTGCTGCTGCGGAGCTGGAAAAGAGCATGACGTGGGCAGAGTGCCGCGCACTGTGGAACGACTGCGTTACCGCAATTGCGCGCGGCTCCGGCCGCGAGGTGGAGGCTGAACCGGACAACAGCGCAAAAAACGCGGAAAGCGCCATGTAATACAGCTTAACAGAACGTGGTTTCTGTTTTACGGCCGCAAGCTGGGCATGAATGAGCATCAGGTGCATTCGTGCCCGGTGGGCCGTATGTTGGATTATATGGCGTGTATGCAGATAGAAAACGGCGCAAACCAGAAGCTCTACGCCACCGTGGACGATCTGGAAAAAATACGGTAAGGAGGTGAACGCATGGCAAAAACGGACATTGGCCCCAAAATAAGCGTTGAGGGCGAAAAAGAATACCGGCAGCAGATGCAAAACATCATTGCCCGGCAAAAGGAGTATGCCGCTGAGCTGAAGTCCACCACGGCATCTATGGACGAGAACACCTCCGCAGAACAGCGCGCATCCTCGGTGGCGGCGGTGCTGCGTAAGCAGATCGCCGCGCAGACGGATGCTATGAATGCCCAGAAGAGTATGCTGCTGCAGGCCACTGAAAAGTATGGCAGCGCCAGCACACAGGCATCGGCTTACCGGACTGCGGTCTATAAGACGAATGCGGAGCTGGAAACCTTAAAAAGCCGCTTGCGCGATGCCGAAAACGGCCTTGGGGAGTTTGCGTCTAAAGCCGATGATGCAAAGGGAAGCTTGGACGGCCTTACAAACACAGATGCCGGAAGCGGTATGTTTGACGGGCTGCAATCGGCAGTAACAAAGGGAAGCATTGCAGCCAATCTCTTCAGCAAGGTCTCAAGCACGATAATTGCAGCCGGAAAACAGGTCGTGTCGACCGGTGTGCAATACAATGCGCAGCTGGAACAGTATCAGACAGCACTGACCAATATGCTAGGCAGTGAAGCAGAAGCCGTTGCTCTTTTGGATGAGGTCAAACAGGACGCTGCCAAAACACCGTTTGATACTGCCGGTCTGGTAAAAGCAAACGAATTGCTTATCTCTACCGGCATAGATGCCGAAAGTTCCCGCAGAACCATTCTTGCATTGGGCGACGCAGTTTCTGCTACCGGCGGCGGCAATGAAGAGTTGAGCCGCATGGCGCAAAACCTGCAGCAGATCCAGAATGCGGGCAAGGCGACCAGCGCGGACATCAAACAGTTTGCCTACGCCGGCATAGATGTTTACGGCATTCTTGCCGACTACACCGGAAAGTCTGCCGAAGAAGTGCAAAAAATGACAGTCACTTATGACTTGCTGTCTAATGCGCTTATTTCGGCGGCTGACGAGGGCGGCCGCTATTTTAACTCCATGAGTACCCAAAGCGAGACGCTGAATGGTCAGTGGAGCACGCTAAAAGATAACGCCACGCAGCTTGCCGGGCTTATGACAGGCGACCTGACCGACGGAGTAAAAACCGTAATCGGGCACATGAATGACCTTACTGTTGCTGCGTCAGAAGCGTATGACACGGGTGGATGGTTTGGTCTGGCAGATGCAATTGCCTCTAACATCCCGATAGTTTCGGAACTTAAAACCGGGTTTGAGAATGCTACAACTGCCGCGATCAATTTTTTGGATCGTGCCAGTTATGCGTTGAACAAAGGCCTTGGCAAAAATGCTTACGCCGGATACAACAGCTACGAGGATTACCAAAAAGACCAGAAGAAAAAATCAAGTCAAACTGAAGAGGCTCGGCGAAAAGCGAGAGAAGAACGCGGAAGAAAACATGCAGAACGCGTTCGGCAGGCACAAGCACAAGCCGCATCGAATTATATTGTCCCTACTTACAACGGTTCCGGCGGCAGTGGTAGAAACGGCGGCAGCGGTGGCTCTGGCGGCAGAAGGACTACCGCAAAAACCGCTCAGGACACCAAAAAGCTGGCGAAAACCGTTACCAACACCTCCAAGCAGCTGTTGCAGGGCACAGAAAACATTGTGGGCGCGATCAGCCGCACAGTGGAAACGGCTGACAATACTTACAACGTCTATGATGGAACGACCAAGAAGCTGAAGGACACCACGACCGAAACTGTCCAGACCATCACGGACAGCTGGACGGAAATGGTGGACGGCGTTGAAACGCAGTTCAAGCGGGTGCAGACCCTGACGGACGGCGTTGTGACCTCTGAAAAAGTGACCAGTTCCCTTGCAGACGAGGTCGCTAAAAAGTCCGTCCATACCCGTGCGGAGACCCTGACGGCGGCGCAGGCAGAGATAGACGAAGCCATTGGCTACGTCAGCCGGACTGCCCAGACCTCTACCGAAACCAAGAAAGTGCTTAACGCTGAGACCGGCGCGCTGGAGGATACCGTTGTATCTGCCACAAAGGTGGTTACAGACTGCTATAAGCGCATCGTGGAAGGCCAGGAACAGACCGTAGAGCGCACCACCACTTACACCAACGGCATTGTAACGGATGTCAACGAAAAGGTTACCGACCTGAACACCAGCATCAAATACACTGAGGGCGCTCTGGGCGGCTTCTCTAAGTTCGTGCTGGATCTGGATACTAAGCTGGGCGGGCTGGAAAAGGTTGCAAGCAACCTGACAAAAAGCCCTCTGGGACAGTGGCTCAGCGATCTGGCACAGGGCTACCGCGCAAGCGACAGCTTTTGGGATAATATTGACGTTGTAGGCTTGCTTGTCGGAGGTGTGAAGGGATTCGCAACCGGCACGCAAATCACGCAAAGCGTTGCGGGTGGAATTGCGGGCGCAATTATTGGTGTTGCGGGAAATCTGCTCGGTACGTCCATCAGCACCGAAGCCGGAAGCTGGGGCGCGGATCTTGTGACCGGCTTGGCAAAGGGAATTTCGGGTGGTGGCGGTATTATCGCTAAGGCTGTTTCGTGGATCGGCGGCATTATAAAGGGATTTTTGCATTTTTCGCGGCCGGACGAGGGACCTTTGCGGGAATACGAAAAGTGGATGCCTGATATGATCCAAGGCATGGCGGACGGCATCCGCGACAACGCTTACCTACTGCAGGAGGCTGCCGCAGACCTTGGCGGAAAGCTGAAGATGCAGTTGCAGTACGATGTGGGCAGCGCAAACGGCTTTGCGCAGGTGGCTACCAACTCCCGCACGGTGCGCATGGGCGGTATTACCTTCAACGTGTATCCGTCTGCGGACATGGACGAGGAACGCTTTGCCCAGTACACCATTACACGACTTACACAGATGATCAACGAGGAGGCGGCAGCCAGTGGAGAAGTACCTGTATTTTAACGGGCACAGCAGCACCGAGTACTGCTGCCATATCGAACACAAACCCAGCATCCCGACCCCGAACCGCAAGTATGAGGAGTACGAGGTTGCAGGCCGGAACGGCAAGCTGCACGCGGATCAGGGGCAGTATGAGAATATCACGGTGTCTTATCAGCTGTATTTTCACGGCAGAAACCCTACCCCAGAACAGCTGCGCAGCATCAAGGCGTGGCTATGCGGTACACCGGGTGCATATCCCCTTTCGGACGGATACGACCCGGAGTATTTTTATCGCGGCATTGCGAAAATGGGCGATACCAGCAACATCTTGGATAAGTACGGCCGGTTTACGGTGGAGTTTGACTGTGATCCGCGGCACTTCCTACGCTCCGGGCAGGAGCTGCAGGAGATGACGAACGGTCAGGTGCTGCTGAACCCGCTGGATCAGGTTGCGCTCCCCTATTTTGAAGTGACGGGAAACGGACAAGAGGGCGAACTGCTGGTGAACGGGAAAGCGTTTGGCATGAAACCGCCTGCCGGTAAAACCGTGTGCTGCGATGCAGAAACGTGGAACGCATGGCTGGAGGACGGCACCAATGCAAACCCGGTGACCGGCGGCATCTGGCCGGAGCTGGCAGCGGGTGAAAACATTATCCAGTGGAGCGGCGGTATCCAGACCGTGAAGATCATGCCAAGGTGGTGGACGTTATGAAACCTGTTTTACACGATGAAAATGTGCTTTCGGCGGAAAACTACGGCTTTGGAACACTTTCGGATGCGCTGGAGTGCACTGTCAGCTGCGAGGAAAACGGAACGTATGACCTGACCTTGCAGTACCCTGTAACCGGCATCCATGCGGAGGATCTTTTGGAACGGCGTATCATCAGCGCACAGCCTTCCAGCTACGAAAACCGGCAGCTGTTCCGCATCTATCGAACCAGCCGCCCGATGAATGGACGGTTTCAGGTTTCGGCGCACCATATCTCGTATGACCTTGGAAACTGCATCGTGAAGCCGTTTAGCGCAAAATCGCTCAGGGAGACCATTCAGAAGCTGAATGCAAATATTGTTGGTGACTGCAAGTTTGTGATCTCTGCAGATTACGACAACGAGACCGCGTTTTCTGTTACAAAGCCCATGACCGTGCGGGCGGCGATGCTCTCCAACAACGGCAGCAGCATTGCAGACACCTACCTTGGCTACTGGGAGTTTGACGGCTTAAAGTGCACGCTGCGGCTGAAAGAAGAGGTAAACCGGGGCGCGGTTATTGCGTATGGTCTGAATCTGGTGGACGTCACGCAGGAAAAGAACATCGACAACGTATACACCCACGTCTATCCGTACTGGGCAAACGCGCAGAAGGGTAAGTTTTACGCGCTGGACCCCATAAAAGCATCTGATATCGAGGGATACCAGAAGATCTACCCGCTGGACTTGAGCAGCTACTTCCAGAAAGCGCCTTCGGACGCTAGTATGCGGAAGGCAACTACTGATTTTTTGTCCAAAAACCAGATCGGAAAGATAGAGCCGAGCTTGACCGTAAGCTATGTGCAGCTGGAAAAAACCGTAGAGTACAAAGACCAGAAAAACAAGGTCATTCTGCGCGGCGATACGGTAGAGGTGCGTTACCTGCGCCTTGGCGTGAACGCGTTGGCGAGAGTGACAAAGACCGATTATGACGTGTTGCACGACCGGTATGCCTCAATCTATGTAGGCAAAGCAAGCGAAAAGCTTGCAAGAACCACTGTAAAAGACCGCAACCGCATGAGCACCACGAACGACCGCGCTGTTGACGCAAGCCGTGTGGCCACAGATTACATTGGAGAAACGGACGATGGCGGCATCCAGTTTGGACCCGGAAGCTTTAATTACACGATCAACGAAGATGGGCTTGAATTTAACGGTGTCAAAAACAAGCTGGTTATCCACAGCTGGCAGAACGAAGAAACCGGTGAGCCGCTCAAAAGCTTTGAGGCACAAACCTATTATGTAGACCTTACCGGTTATTCCGCTATCCTGATCACCTACGAAAGCACAAAAGGCGCAACGTGGTTTGCCGGCGGAGGAAGCGGCGGCAGAGTATCCAGCATAATACCGGTGAACGGAAAGACCTACACGCTTATGTATGCGTGGAACACCCCGCATTTTCGAAACATAACGGTTTATCAAGACCGTATTGTTTTTGGGCCCGGGAAGGAACGTGAATCAAAGTATACGATTATATCTACGGTGCTTGTCGTTGGCGTAAGTTACACCGGCAGTTTTAGCTTGCAAAGTCCCGGCTCTGATGGATGGGCAACTAACAACGCTGTATGCGTACCGCAAGAGCTTTTTGGCTTTTTGTAAGGAGGGCTATCGTGAAAAAAGAAGGCTACTTATACCAGTGCACCGTGTGCTCGGACGGGCGCATAAAAAACGGTGGCTGGACGCTGAAAAGCGTTATTCCGAAAACGCTGCCGCCGGATCAGCTGCTTTTTGAGGATTTTCCAGCCAACAGCAACGGCGGCAGCGACTATATCTGGGACGGGCAAAATTTGATTTTTAGCCCGCTGCCGGAGGAAAGCGAGGAAGCAAATGCAGAAAATCAGGATTGATTTTGACAATCCCGGTCTGCCGCAGCACATCAGCGCGGTGGAAAACGACAGCCAGAGCCGTTTTTTTCAGGCGATGCTGTACGAAAACGGCAAGGCGTATACTGCGCCTGAAGGAGCAACCTACAGCATCATGTACCGCGGCTTCGGCCCCCAAAATCAGGGCTGGTACGATACCATTAACGACGGTGCAGGCAAGCGTGCGGCGTGCAAGGTGTCGGGCAACGTTGTCACCTGCGAGATCGCGCGTCAGGCTCTGCAGGTGCCGGGTCATGTGAGCATCGTGCTTTGCGTGACGACCGGAAAAGGCTATATGCTCAAGAGCTGGCCTATCGAGTGCGACTGCAAAAACGACCGCTACGACAGCACCGCGGAGATCCAGAGCTTTTTCTATGTTACGCAGATCTCTAACGAATCGTGGACGCAGGCGATCCAGGCGGTAGAGGAGCTCAAAAATACCATCGACCCCACCCTCTCCCTCTCCGGCAAGGCTGCGGATGCAAAAGCTACCGGAGATGCGGTTGGTCAGCTAAAGGAAGATTTAGTTAATACTAACAACTTTGATGCCGTTGTTATATTTAAGGATTCAAAATTACCAAACGTAACCAACAATGGATTTACCGTTGTTGGTTCTTCCGGTTTTTTTCTTTCAAACCTTTCAAATCAACGTAGAATCGAATACAACTTTTCTGATATTGCGTCTGAACTTCCCGATGTCACAACGTGGAATGAGAGTACAAAAACATTTACTTTGACTTTAGGAAGTGAACAGCAATTCGGGGTTGACCTTTTGACTGGAAAAGTACAAACAGCGTCAATTACTAATAAACGTTCAGCCAGTTTCTTATCTCTATACTGGGTTTATTATAAACTATATGGCGGTAAAATTTTTGAAGATTGCGCAGCACACTATGCGGAACTTGTCAACCCACTATCAAATACAGTGCGCTATTTAAGTGCGCGTGATTTTGATGTGATACTTACAAACACGACAAAAATAGCGCGCATGGATGCCAACGGATTTGCTTTGACTGGCGATGATGTGTTATATATCGCAAACTTTCACGATAAAAGCAGGACAACGTATAAGTTCGAGGATATTGCTGCTAAAATTGGTAGCACTTACGCACTGTGGGATGCAGACAGTAATACATTTAGCGTAAACCTTAATGGCGGTGAAAAACGATTTGGATTTAATTTAGATAGTATGTCCTTTGAGGTTCAAAATACACTTGGCGCTAGACCGGATAATTTTGTTGTTCTGTATTGGGTTTATTATAAACGATATGGCGGTAAACTTCTCGAAAGTTATGCTGCAAGCGACTATAACGATAAAAAAGAAAGTTATCTGCTATCTGATGAATTTCAAAGAGAGGATTTCAATGCTTCTTATCACACAGGTGCAAAAGATTTTTACACAGTCTGCAAAAGATATTCTTCGCTGTTTAACGGAGATGAAATAAATGATGTTGCGGCAGTCAATCGGTGCGAATCGTTCTTGTGGTTTACAGACCCACATCTCTTTACGGCACATACTGACATTGGTAGCGAAGCCATAATGGAAGAGTATATTTCCCAAATTCAAAAGTACTACAACAGCACCCCAACGAGTTTTGCTTTGTGCGGTGGAGATTGGCTTGGGAATAGCGATACTACAGATATGGCGTGCTACAAAATGGGGTATATTAACGGCATTTGCGAATCAATGTTTGATAAATGTTATATGTTGGTTGGTAATCACGACACAAATTATCAAGGGAAAAAGGATGCCAATAGTTCTACTTATACAACTCGGTTGAGCCGTTTGGCAATTCGCAATTTGTGGTACAGAGATATTGGCCGCGCCTACTATGATTTTGATGGTATCAACACGCATTTTTATTGCTTTGACACAGGAATCGAAAATCAAACTCTGGAATATGATAACAATTATGGCTATGAACAGGCAATGTGGTTTGCTGAAAAACTGATGAAAGAGCGATGCGACCATGTGGCAATCGCTGCACACATCTATGCTTACCGTACGATTCCAGACGGCACTGTACCGGATGACGTACAGCCTTTGACGAGGCTGCTGCTGCAAATTTCTTCTGCATATAACCGGCGAAGCGAAATTAGCGTGAACGGAAAAAACTATAACTTTGCTGATGCTACAGGACGGGTGGAATTTATGTTGGCTGGTCATAGCCACGCCGATTATACGCTTGTTGACAGCGGTATCCCGATTATTGCCACTCTTGATTGCGGCAACCATCAGAGTTACAAAGCTGATTGCTCGTTTGATTTAGTCTTTGTTGATTACGATAATCGCAAAATCAAATGTATAAGAACTGGCGTTGGAGAAGACCGTGAAATGAATTTGGATAACTAAAGAGTGCTTTATTTGATTATTCACCAACAAAAAAGAAAGGACTGATATAATGCTCCCAATTATGGACGTTTCCCGCTGGCAGGGGCGAATCAGCTGGGACAAAGTCAAGGCAAGCGGCCTTGTCTCCGGTGTGATGCTGCGGGCGCTGGGCAACAGCGCGAAAGACAAGCCCAGCAAGCCGTACATCGACCCCTATTTCGCCCGCAACTACGCCGAGTGTACCCGGCTTGGCATCCCCTGCGGCGTGTACTACTACTGCAAGGCGGTCAACACGGCAGAGGCTGACGCAGAACTTGCCCTGCTGCGCAAGGTGCTGACCGGCAAGACGCTGCAGCTGCCTGTTGCAATTGACATTGAGGACAGTTATGTGCAAGCGCCGCTCGAAAAGCAGACCCTGACCGACATTGCCGCCCATGCACTGGCTACCATCGAGCAGTGGGGATTCTATGCCCTGCTCTACACCGGCCTCAATTTTGGGGAGACCCAGCTGTATATGGGCAGCGCGGCATTGCGAAAGTACGACGTGTGGGTGGCTGCCTACCGCAGCAAAAAGCCTACACCGGAATGGAACTTCGGGCTGTGGCAGTACACCAGCAAGGGCAAGATTCCCGGCGTTGTGGACGCGATACCGGGCAAGATTTCCGGCGTGGACTTGTCTGTGCCCTACAAGGACTACGCTAAAATCATCGCAAAGAAGGGTCTGACCCGTCTTCGGGAGGGCAAATGACCGAAAAAGAAGCTTTGCTGTGGGTGCTTGGCATCCTGGGCAGCCTGTGCGCCGCTGCCATCACAATCGACAAGGTGCTGGAAATCATCCATAAGTACATCAAGAAGGCACAGGAGCCGGACAACGCGCAGAACAAGCGGCTGGATGAGCTGGACAAACGCGTCGGCACCTTGGAACAGGGGCAGCTCCAGCATACACAAGCCCTTGCAAGAGACCTCCGGCGATTTGACGGCCTCGATGAAGAAATGCGCCTTGTTCTCGTTGGCGTGCAGAACCTTTTGGATTCGCAACTGTCCGGCAACAACCGGGAAGGTATGCAAAAAAGCAAGACCGACATTAACAATTACCTGCTGAAAGGAGTAACCAATCATGGAAGCAATCCTTAACACCATTCTCACTCCCCTTCCCGCGTGGCTGGCTCTGGCGCTCATTGTTGTGGGCGCTGTGTCGCTTGCGTTGGGGCTTATCCGTCTGGGCTACGGCGCAGCGGTCAAGACACTTGTGCTCGACCTCATCGACCAAGCAGAGCGTGAGATTCAGGGCACAAAGCGCGGCGCAGAGCGCAAAGCATGGTGCGTCCAGATGCTGCGCCACTATCTGGACAACAGTCGGTGGGGCAAGTTGGTCAGCTGGGCAATCACCGAAGAGACCATGAGCAAGATCATTCAGTTTTTCTTTGACCGGGCGAGGGCAGCCCTGCAAAAGCAGTAAGGAGGATATCATGGCAAGCACTACATACGAGCAAACACCGCGCTATTATTATGATCAGCGTGCGTACCCGATTTTGTGGCCCGCAGTGTGTGACCATTTTGCCAACGGCTGCAAAATGGGACATTACCGCGCCGTGACCGTTCGTGTGCGCAACGCCGGACAGCTGCCGCAGCCTTTTTGGCTCGTGGCTGCCTGTGGCGGCGGCTCGCGTAGTGCTGCCCGCTGCGCTGCAAGGGCTTGACCGACAGAGGATGATCACCGCCATCAAAAACGCACCGCTTGGGAGGGTAGACCGTAAGATAGCCTTACTGCGGTACGTTGAGCGGCTTCCTCTGCCGGACATTGCGGCACAGACACATTACAGCCGGACGGCAATCAGCTACCGGCTAAAAAGCATTGAAAAAATGCTGGATGTGTGATACGATAATCTCAATTGGGTGCGATTTCTCACGAAACGCATTGAAGCGGCAGGCTTTCGGGTCTGCCGCTTTTCTTTTTGCACGAATTGTGGTATAATTATCTCAACAAATCCTCCCGGCCTCTCGAAGAAGCACAAGAGGGTGGATATTTGAAAGGCCATGGCCTTTGTAGAGAGCGGCATTGCCTGTGGGCGGTTCCGCTCTTGATTTTACAAAAAATCCCCTGCTTTGCCGAAGCCCTGCGTGCCACGCGGGGTGCTTTGTAGGCAAAGTGGGGGATTTTTTTGTTTTACAGCAGCTTGTAGTGCTCAGCCAACAAAAAGCGGACGTATGCCGGGCAGTCCCGGCTTCCGGCGCACCAGTTCTGCACCGTGCGCAGCGGAATGCCCGCGCATTTTGCAAAAGCGGTCTGCGACATTCCGGTGCGGGAGATCAGCTCCCGCATGGACAGGTGCGCCAGATCCCAGATGACGAACAGCCGTTCCTTTTCGGCGTCCAGGTCGATGCAGCCGGAAGCATCGTCCGGGACGGTCATGGTCACGTTGTTGAGAAACGCCACGCGGGATGCTTCCGGTTCAGAAGCCATAACAAAAAGTTCAGCGGTAGTATAATCAACCGCTATACTTTGGTATACTTCCTCTTTGTCCAAAACTCTTTCCTCAGAAGTAGCAACCAAATCATCAAGATGGGATAGGCGAAACCAACTTACACCCAATGCATCTGCTATTTTTTTGATTGTTTCAATTTTAGGCTTTTTTTCTCCTCGTTCATATTGGCTGATGGCTTGAGGTGTAATGCCAAGTCTACGAGCTAACTCTGCTTGCGTGATACCGACGGTAAGGCGCGCATTCTTTATTCCGATTCCAATTTCTTTTGCAGTTGCCATCTTTGTTCGCTCCCTTTCAAATGCGGTCTTTCACGGACAGGCTAATTTTGCGCACAAAGCCATCAGGGAACTTCTCACCGCTCCAGAGAGAACCGAGCTCTCCATCGCCGCCGTTGTCGCAGGGATACTCATAGAAGGCGGTCATGCCCAGATTATCGTTGACGCGGCGCAGCTTCACGATGCGGTCGGGAGCAAGCGCGATTTCCCGGGTAAGCTTGCCGTTTTCGTCCAATGCGTCCTCGCACAGCCACTGAAGCGCCGAGATAAACTCGTCCATTGTGATGGTAGAGTGGGCAGCCCAGTCGTTAAAAATGCGGCTGTCGCCTGCAAGAACGATCTTCTTTTTCGTCTCAAAGCTGGTCATGGTAGTTATCTCCTTTTTTGTGCGATTTTGATTTCATTCACTGTCTATAATATACACCCATTGAGTACAAAAGTCAAGCTTTTTTCAAAAATATTATACCCATTGAACGCATTTTTGCCCCCACGCTGCCTTTTGCAGCGTGGGGGCTTTTTTGTCCTTCGTTGTACCTTCGTTGTCCTTCACTTTTTGTCGATGTGGTACACTGGTCACATCAGGAGGGATGTATTATGAGCTATTATCCGGCACCCGGAGCACCTTACGTTCCGCAGCAGCCTGTCAATCCTTACGGTGGCATGGGCACGGTGGGTCTTGCCACTTCCCTGCCAAACACGCAGATGCAACAGGCACAACCGCAGCGTCCGCAGCCGATGAATGGGCAGCAGCCTGTTCAGCAATCGGCACAAGATGGCGGTTGGCTGCTTGGCAGACCTGTTTCCAGTAGGGAAGAATTTTTGGCAATACCTTCAGACCTGTACGGCAGACCGACCTACTGCCCGGACTTGCGCAGCGGCGTGATCTACTGCAAGCGGCTCAACCCGGACACCTGTGAATCCTATGTGCAGGAGTTTTACAGCCCGGAAGCATGGCGGCAGATACAAGCACAACAGGCACAGCAGACCGCTGCACCGACACAGCAGTATGTGCCTGTTGAGCAGTACGATGCCATCGTGCGCCGGCTGGATGAGCTGGAAAAGTGGCAGAAGAGCTTTTCTAAGCCCACTGCCGCAGCGAAGAAAGGAGAATAAATAATGTCCTCTCCGTTTGATATGATTACTCACAGCCCTATCATGCAGCTTGCAAATCTGGCTCGCGCCGGACAGAATCCGATGGGGCTTATTCAGCAGCTGGGTGGGCAGAGTGCCCCCATCATGCAGGGGCTGAACCTGATTCAGGGCAAAAACGAAGCACAGCTCCGAACGATGGCGCAGAACCTCGCCAAAGAGCGTGGCATCGACTTGAACCAGCTGGCAAGCGTCCTGAATTTGACGTTGCCCCGATAAAGCATCCCTCTAAGCGAAACGCTTCTCAGTTTTGCGGACTTGACAAAAACCGCATTTGTTTGGCTTCGCCCATCGCATACGGCGGTGGGATGGCATAACGCAAAACTGAAAGGAGTTTTGTTATGGACGATTTTGCAACTGGCTATCTGGCTGGGCAGGACGGCGGCAATAACAACGGCGGATTCTTCGGCAACGAAGGTCTGTGGGCGGTTATTATCCTCGCCATCATCTTCGGCTGGGGCACAAACGGCTATGGCCGGAACGGCGGCGACAACGGCATGAACGCCTACATCCCTTATCTGGTCGGCACTGGCGCAACTGGTCAGGGCGGTGCAGACACCCGCGCGGCTCTGTCTGAGGGTTTCTATCAGCAGGATACCTCCCGTTCTCTGGCGGGCATCCAGAGCGGCATCTGCTCTCTGGGGTATGACCAGTTGGCACAGATGAACGGCGTCAACACCAACATCGCAAACGGCTTTGCCGGTGTGAACAACGCCATCTGTCAGCTTGGCTACCAGAACGCACAGCTGGTGAACGGTCTGGAACGCAGCGTGTCCAACGGCGACAACGCCATCAACCTTGCCATCATGCAGGAAGGCAACGCACGGCAGGCTGGTCAGACCGCACTTGCAACGCAGCTGGCATCTTGCTGCTGCGAGAACAAGCAGCTGATCGGCGATCTGAAGTACACCATCGCAACGGAGGACTGCGCTACCCGTCAGGCTATCGCAGACAACGCCCGCGCAGTTATCGACAACTGCAACGCCAACTTCCGCAGCATGATGGACTACTTCACGCAGGACAAGATTGCCACTCTGACCGCTGAGAACCAGAGCCTGAAGTTCGCGGCTTCTCAGGATCGTCAGAATGCGCTTTTGACCACCGTGATGTCCCAGCAGACTGATACCATCCTGAACCGGGTCAATCCTCGTCCGATTCCCGCTTATCAGGTGGCAAACCCCAACGTGGGCGTGAACTGCTGCGGCTGCTGCTAACCAACACACTCCCCGATAACACCGGGTGAACCATCGGGGCAGGGGTAAGACACCTCTGCCCCTGATTTTTTAGGAGGAAAACACTATGGCTTGCAAAACAAGCTGCCGTCTGTGCCCGCACCTTGTAATCTCGGATGCGGTGACGTTCGCCAATGACACGCTGACCATCAACATTCCTGCTGGCGCATACCAGAATGGAGAGAAGTATTGCATCGTGGTCGCCCAGAGCATACCGGACACGACCACCATCAACGCCCCTGTGGTCATTACCATCGGCGCGGGCACGACCGCATACCCTCTGACCGACTGCAACTGCGCTCAGGCAACCGCTGAGAGCATCCACACTCGCACCCGCTACGCTACCCGCGTTGCAACGTCTGCGACCGGCACCGGCACGTTCAAATATCTTGGCTGCTTCTGCCGCTCCCACGCTGGTGCGCCTGCATCTATTTCTTGAGGAGGTATAAATTATGGGCAAGAACACTTTTCGCCGCATGATGATGCTTCGTGACCATGACAAAAACCGTGAACCGGAGCGCGACCGCCTTGAGGAAGAGCGCGACCGCAGGGAACGCGAGATGGAACGTCGCCTGCGTAAGCTGGAAGGTGGCAACGACCGCTATCCCAACTATCCGCAGGAGGAAAACCGCTACATCGACCCCTACCCTATCCCCCGCTACCCTGACGTAGAGTATGGGCGCAGAATGCCGCAAATCGGCTTCTCGCAGAACGGCGACTGGGATAAGCGGTCTGGGCAGTACGAACGTGGCGGTGCAGACAGCCGCTCGATCAAGATGCCACGCCAGCACCTCACCCACGATGAAGCTGAGGAATGGTGCGACAGCATGGTGAACGCTGACGGCACGAAGGGCTGTCACTGGACGCTGGAGCAGACACAGGACGTTGCCAAACAGCGCGGCATAACCTGCGATAAAAACGACTTTTGGACTACGATGAACATGATGTACAGCGACTACGGCAAAGTCGCAAAAATGTACAGCGTGGACAACACCAACTTCTACGCAGATATGGCTGCGGCGTTCCTGCAGGACAAAGACGCTGTGGATGGTAAACTGGTCGAGTACTGGGAGCGCATTGTAGAGCGCGGATAA